GGCCTGTACGGTTGGCCCATGTAATCCAAAGGTTCCCTGGCTGCTCGAGTAAGTGGACATCAGCTCTTACCCCCGTAACCTCACACAAGACCAAGACACCAATAATGAGAATATAATTAACTCTTGTCGGCAGCAAGGGTGTCTTCTCCGGGTCTTTCTTGCTTGTTGCTGGCGGTTTCTTCTTGGAATCCTTCTTGCTCACCTTCCCAGGGCGCCCAGTCAGAAATGCCTGCAAAAAGAGGGCTCGCCTCATCTTTCTTAGTCACCTCATCCTTTTGGGTGATGTCCGGTTTAACTTTTCGAGAGGGTACCCAAATAACCTTATCAGTGTCCCTGTTTTTCACAGCTGCATAACCTCGTCCCCAGACCAACACGTTCCATCCTTTTTCCCACTCCCCTGTCTCTATTCGTATTTTAACCGGAGGTCCTTCTGTAAGAACCGTAGGTCTCCAATGTTTCTGTATCGGTGTTTTTGTGTTTTCACCACGCTCAAAGTGATTAAGGGCATACATTGCCTTGGCTAATAGTTCCCCCTGTTTGCTGGTGGGGATTCTTTTCATAAAGCCATCCCCCTCCGCAAGCACACGGATCTTATCTTTCAGGAGCCGGTTGGCCCGCTCTACCATAGCTTGACCCTGGGAATTACCCGGAATCCCGGTGGTGTGTGCTATCCCCCATCTCGCGAGCCACTCTCGCGTGGATTTAGACGTGAAGCAGGACCCATTATCTGTTTTTATGGCCTTTGGTCTTCCCAAAACGGCGATAACCGTGGCCCAATGATGTTGTGCAGCAACCGATGTGACACGGCCATGCTGAGTTACGACTATCGCCGATGAGGCGGTATCCACAGTAACAGCGAGCCAGGAACGGGGAGCCATTCTAGGCTCAAGCGTAAAGTCTGTCTGCCATATCTGTAGGGGTCCCAAACCCCTAGGGTTTACCCCGGCCTCCAACGCAGGGGCTGAATTACAATGCGGGCAGGTCTGAACAACCTCCCTAGCCTGCTGCAGAGATATATTACACGCTTTGGATAGCGCGCGGGGTCCAATATGGAGAGCGGTATGGAGATCTTTAGCCTCTCTCAAGGGATACGCTTGAAAGGTGGCTTGGCTATCTGCCACGTCATTTCCTTCTGTGAAAAACCCTGGCACTTCAGAATGACTCCGCACGTGGAGAACGGCGGCCATGGCTGACCTTTGGCTTAACGCATCCTCTAAAATAAAAGCCGCCGCTGTAGACGGGACTCCCTCTTGTCCCATCTTGAGTAACATTTTCGCAACAAACGCAGAGTCAGTCACTACATTAGTGGGCGTTGTCGGCCACAGCAGAAGTGCCATGGCCACAGCGCGTGCTTCCAGTTGTTGTACACTTGCTCCCAAATCAGCTATTTCTTTTATCTCCCACCTTGGGCCCTCCCTCCAGACTACCACCCCCTTATGGGTGCTTGAGGAGGCGTCGGTAAAGACAGTGGGTCCCGGTACAGGGTGGTCGGTAACCCTCACTTTCAGAGAAACATGCAGTGGACGCGCAATGTCAAAAATAGATGGCGTGTCACTACTCCTGATTTTTCCTGCAAACCCCCTAAGGGCTAACAGGATCCCTTCCGGGAGCGGAAGGTCCTCCCGAAAGCATGCAGGCAACAGGAGGATATCAACCTCCTTGCCAAAGGTTCGCACTGCCGAAGCGCGTAGCTTAGTAATCAAAAGGGTGAGCACTTCTAACCAAGCAGTAAACGCCTTGGTGGGTTGGGTGGAGAATAACCACAAACATGGCCTTGGGTGTGTGGACAGTCCCTGTCCCAGGACCCCTATTGCCCCCTGTTCACATCTAGCGACCGCTCCTTCCAGAGGCAGGGCAGGGTCCCATCGTTCCAAGGCAGCAGTGGTGCTGAGCTGTACGATCTCTCTCCAGGCCATTTTCATGTCTAGATTCCATTCCCTCGCCTCGTTAGGATCTGACCCTCGTAACTGCTCATAAAAGGGTCCCATCAGTCGAGGCGGGATTCCTAGCGCTGGGCGAAGCCACTGAAGTGACCCCACCAGCTTCTGAACATCCCACAAGGTGGCTATCCTGGGTTCTGCTACCAGGCCTACGGGTGCTGCATACGTACTGCCTAACTTGTACCCAAGATATTGTACTCCGGGCTCCTTCTGGATCTTATCAGGCGAAATGGTGAACCCGGCTCTTTCCAATGTACTGATAACCTCCTCCCCTGCCGCTTCCAACCCATCATGACTTGAGGCGGCTAGCAAAAGATCGTCCATATAATGCAACATGCGCAGAGATGGGTGCTTGAGTCGCAAGGGCTCAAGTATTTGACCCACTATCAACTGACAGATAGTGGGAGAACAGGTCATCCCTTGGGGCAAGACCTTCCATTGGAATCTTCGAGCGGGGGCCTGGTTATTCACGTAGG